CGAAGCAGTAAAACTGCTCACCGAATAATTCCGATTGAGCACTCCGTTCGTACCATTACCCGTATAGGTAGTGATCGTGCCGCCGGTTGCGCTGGAGCCAGCACCACTGATGCCAGTGATTGTGCGAACGATGACGATGCCAGAGCCGCCGTTAGAACCATTGACAGCGCCGGAACTTACGCTTGATGCCCCTCCACCGCCACCGCCAGTATTAGCGGTCCCATTAGAACCAACATTGTTTCCGCTCGATGCGCCGCCGTTGCCGCCTCCACCAGTACCACCCGTTCCAGTCGTACCGCCGCCGTATGTTCCACCACCACCACCGCCACCGTAAGTCTGCGCCGATCCAGTCTGCAATGAGTTAGAAGCGCCTGCACCACCATTACCCGCAACGGTGGCAGTTGCCGCAACACCAACAGCGCCAGCACCGCCGCCACCACCGCCGGGATTATTCGTGCCAATTGCTCCAGCGCCACCAGCGTTACCAAGACCGGGAGTTCCATTACCGGCAGGAGCGGAATAGTTCCCACCGCCACCAGAACCACCTTGCTGTGCGCCAGTCGTACTCTTTTGGTCTGGTGCTGCTCCCCCACCACCGGGAGCAACACAAGGTCCGACATAACTTGCCGCTCCATTGAAAGCCGATAAGCGACTTGTGCCAGCAGCGCCTCCCGCGCCCACGACAACGGAATACGAACCGCTGGTCAGAAACACCGAAGTCGCTGATAGAACGCCGCCCGCGCCACCACCGCCACCTCCAGTCGTGTTTCCATCTCCACCACCCGCCCCACCCCCGCCGACCACCAGCACATCCACCACACCACTATTAGCGACAGTCAACGTGCCACTAGCAGTAAAAGACTGAACGTTGAACGTCACACCACCCGACGTATACGTCGTCGAAGTGCCGCCAGAAATCGCCGCATACTTCCCAGCAGCCGGAGCATTAGGATTCGCCGTCAAACTTGAGACACGGTTGATAGCCATCTAATTAGTCCTGACCCTCACTATTACGATTCCTGAGCCGCCATTACCTGTGCCAGTCGCTTGAGACGAAGCCCCACCGGACCCTCCACCGCTATTTGCTGTTCCAGCGGTTGATGTTCCAGAAACCACACCCGCGCTCGCCCCTCCAGTACCAGCGGCTCCCTGCGTTCCATTGTAAGAAGCACCCCCACCGCCACCCGCAAACGTGTAAGAACCCGCCGTATAAGTGGAAGTTGGAGTTGATCCTGCAATTGAAATGGCCGTACCATTTCCTCCGGCACCGCCAACGCCCGAAGATGCATTTGACCCAGCCGCCGAAGCACCGCCCCCGCCGCCCGCATCCCGAAGAACCGAGTTTCCACCGGCACTACCCTGATTTCCAATACCGGTCGATCCAGTCCCGCTAGAGGCACCGCCTGAGGCTCCACCGCCCGAACCCCCCTGAAGGTTTCCAAAAGTGTAGTTTCCGGCACCACCCCCAGCGGCGGTAAGCACCCCAATATATGAGGCTGAACCAGATGCTCCATTTGGATTCGTGCTTCCGGCTCCCCCCGCCCCCACGGTGACAGTATAGGTTCCAGCCGCAAGATAAAAAGAAGTGGTGTAGATAAGACCTCCAGCACCTCCACCGCCACCACCACCATAGCCGCCACCGCCACCAGTTCCACCTGCTCCTGATCCCCCACCGGCCACTACAAGCAGGTCCAAAAACCCGCCACGCGACAGCACCAGTGATCCCGACGCGCTAAAAGTGAAGTATGAATAGTTCACGCCCGACGATGAATACGTTCCCGTAGAAGAAGGCGACGAAACAATCGCAGGAGAAGGCTGCGTAACAAGATTACTTCCACTCACCCGAGAGAGAGTCATTACGCCGTCTCAGTCCCGAACGCACTAAACGACACCGTAGACGCAGACGCCGAACAAAGAAGATACTTATTCGTCGCATCCAACGTCACACCCATCGTCAACGCCACCGTATCGTTACCCGCCACCGTCGCCTGATACACGATGTAACCCGCAGCAACAAACGACGTTGTAGTAGACACCGAGATAGTGAACGTCGCACTAGACGATGACGTATTACACACCGTGATCGTAGAAACAACCGTACCCGTAGCCGCAGGCGTCGTATACAACGTATCCGCCGTACCAATCACACCCGAAGAAGCAATAGCCCCAAGCCGTTTAATAGTCGTCGTAGCCATTTGTTACATGCCTCCCAGCATTAGAATGTCTGCGTAACTTGCGCCGCCAGAACTAGACGCCGCCATAGACAACGCCGCATACGCACGAGTATCAGTAATATTCGCATTCACAATAGACGTAACATTCGTACCCACAAGAACCGTCGCCAAAGACAAGCTGGAAGCCGGAAGCGTCGGCACCGACGGAGAAGCCGCAGCCGTACCCGTAACAACCTGCAAAATACAGTCATTCGACGCACCCGCATACGCCGCATCACGCACCGTCAAACACACAAGATCAATACGCGTATTCGATGATGGAGCAGTAGCAATCGTAAGCGTTACTGCTGCGTCGTTGTAAAGCGAATACATGCCCTGCGTAGCAGTCGTCGTACCAAGAATCCACGCCCAACCAGCCGCAACAGAAACCGTCATCGCTGGTGTACCAGACTGCGACACCTTCAACTGCGTCAACGGCCCAACACCCTGCGTACCCACCAGGCCATACAAACCAAGCCGGTCATTCTCAGCTGAATGAGAACCGGCCTGCAAATACAGTGGCGGAGTGCGTAACGTCATCTAGATGTATCCATTCCGATAAGTGATGACCAACGATGAAGCGGTAGACGCGGTTGAGGAGATGATACCAATAGTCGTAGACCCAGCGGGTAAACCAAACCACGAACTACCATTAATAAGAAGATTCCTCGCCGGAAGACCGTTATAGGTAATTGAGCGAAGATCAGGGTCAATAACAATCGTGTCCGTCGCACTCGTCGTAATATTCAAAGACAGATACTGACCCGTCGAACTGTTAACAATAATGGGGTTAGTCATTGCACCATTAAGAGTGAACGTCGGGAAAACCGTAACGTTCCCACTATTCGTAACAGTCGTTGAACCCACTCCACCCGAACCAATAGTGTTATATAGCAAAGGATAGACGCGGTTATAGACACGACCCACCTGAGAAGTCGGATTCAACGCAGCAGTAATAAGCGCATCGTCATAAATACGAGGATCAGCGCAGAAAAACTCCACCATCGCCTCAGACCGGCCATACACATACTCAGGATCAAGCTTAATATTCCTCTTACGAACACGAGCATTCAGCCTCTGAAGGCTCCGCCCAGGCAACTGAAACTGCAACACCCCCGTACCCTGCTGCTGAGGAACAAGATTAGATTTCAACTGAGCCAAATACGTCTGCATAGTGTTAGCGGAATCGTTCATAATCTGCAAACGAAACGTCACATAACGGCCCGATAAGAAATCCCGGCCAGTAAACATGCCATCCTGATAGCCGCGAATATCATCCTGAGTACGCAAATCAGGCAAAGACTCCAAACCATCAATCTCAAGAACCTGCACACCCTGACCTGGACCACCAAACAAAAAACCATTAAACGCCATAACGTAATTGCTTGCCGGGGTCGCCATCAGACACTCGTCCTAATAGCCCACGCAATTTCCTTACCGATCATGTGCGGATCAGCATTAGTCATCGCATTCACGGTGATATTCGCATTCCTAGAGTTATTGACGTTAGAAACAGCTGACTGAATCTCACGAGGAACTGACTGTCTCCCGGCAAGCATCGCATTACTCAACACAAACTCGCCAGCATGAATAATCGCAGGAGAAGTTGATGGGACATAACCACCATCAGCGTACGCCGGCAACGCGCCATGAGGAATCTGAATATTTGTAGAAGCCGGAGGATTAATGTAATTATAGTGAACGTCAATAGTTACTGTCGTGTGATACAGGCTTCGAACCATAGCTTTCCACGCATTAGCCGCGTCCTGCATTTTCTCAGTTAAAGCCGCAACAGCCGCCTGCCCCGTAGTCGTACCAAGAAAACCACCAGTCTCCTGACCAAACTGCTCATATAAAGCATTAGCAGTAGACGCAACACCCTCAGTAATCGTATGCCAATCACTCTTCAACGTACCCAAAAGGCCACTATCAGAAAGCAGCTGATTACCTAACTCAGTACCAGCCGCCGGACCCTGAGAACCAATCTGATCCACAAGAGCCTGCTTCACCCCAGACTGCAACAACTTAGAAGAAACATCCATCCAATTCTTTACATCACTAATCTGCTGCTTAAACCGGTCAACATACGAAACAGCCGCAGCAGAAGCCGCCTCATCGTAAGCAGACTGAGCCTGAGAAACCGTATCCCTCTGCGACTCAACAACACCCGCCAAAGTCTCATCAGCCTGCGACTTAGCATCAGCAAGTTTCTGCGCCGAGTCAGCCGCCAAATCAATCAAATCCTGCTGCGCCTTAGCCACCGCATCAGCAGCAGCACCCGTCTGCAAAGAATCCTGCAACGCACTCAAACGAGCAGTAGCATCAATCTGAGCCTGGTTAATCTGATCCTGTGTACGAGCCGCATCCATGTCATACAACAATCGAGAAGCATGATGACGAGACTCCAAACCATCACGCAAAGCAGCAACTTTCAAAGCCAAATCAGCCTGAATCTGAGCAGTCTTAACATCCGCTTGGCGCTGCTTATCCGCTAGATTAGTTTGAGCCGCCTCAAGTTTCTGCTGCGCGTCACGAGTAGACTTACCAATAGACGCCTGAGTCTTAGCAACAGTATCCGCATATTGATCTTGGGCCTTAGCGACAGCCTTCTGCTGATCCGCAAGAGACTTATCCAACGCCTTCTGAGCGTCAGCAGCACGCTTCTTCGCATCATTAGCGTCACCAAACGCCTTACCCAAATCAAGATACCCAACCATCTTGTTGTAGTAACTGTTTGCGTAACTTAAGAAATTATTGAGAATCGCCTTCTGGCTATTAACAAGATTCTGGTATCCGTCACGAATCTGCGAAGCAACCTCAGAAGTGACGTGAGGAATCTTGCTCATCGTCTCAGTAACATTACTTCCAAAGTCTTCAATCGTTGCTTTAATGTCCGTAAACGTCTGCTTCGTTTTACTAGCAGCACCACCAAGACCCTGAAGATTGAAAGCCTTAGACCAATCAAAAGGTTTTGAGTCAATAGCATTCTGCCCAGCATCCCTAGCAGCTTGAAAACGATTTGCTAAAGCCCGGTCATAAGAATCTTCTTTAACTATCCTGACAGTAATATCAATTGGAGTACTACCAATAGCACGTAAATCATCCATCGTCTTGCCCATAGTGATCTTCGCGCCCTCCATAGCCTTAGTCGCGTTATCACCCATTGCCGCCCATTTACGGCGATCAATATCTGCCTGCTCATCAGAAATATTGCCAACAAAATCATTAAAATTTGTTACAGCAATTGCAGCATCGGCAAAAGCGCGAATAATCGCTTGAACAATCATGTAAACGGATTGCCCAATAACATTTACCACACTAACCGATGCTCTAACTGTTGAAATAAAAGTACCTATAACTGCTCCGGTTATAGCAATTGCTTTAGGCAAATAATCGTTAAAAAATCGCAGCAAACCATTCCAGTCAATGCCCTGAAGCGATCTACTAATTTGGTTAAAAGCTGTCTGAAAACCAGCAGCAAGCCCCCTAAAATCAATTTTTTGAATAAGACCTTGAACGGTAAACAAAACACCCGCAACTTGCTCATTCAAGCCAGCAAAAGCACTGCCAAACCCAACTTCAACAATGTCTTTGATATTGGCAAGAATACCCATAGTTGATTTACGTGCTTTATCGGCGGTGTCTTCATATTTCTTCCCATATTCTTGTAAAGCAGCAAACAAAACCGGGGCCGTAAAAATACCGTCTTTAACACTTTCAGAAACATACTGAGAAGACTTACCAATATGCTGTCCAACAATCTGATACAAGTCACCAAGATTGATACCAGCATTAGCCAGCTGGCGAAGATCAACCATGTTTGCTTTACCAGCCGCAGATACTTGGCCCAAGGCAAGCGACATGAAATAAATCTGCTGCGTACTAGCGCTTGTCGCCGTACCAAAATCGCTGAAGAACTTCACCAAGCTCTGACGAGTGCTATCCGAATGCACACCAAACGCAAGCAACTGACGGTCAGCCTCAATAAGTGACTGAGTAGGAACAATTGACTTCTGACCAAGGTCTGTCAAAAACTTGAACTCTGCATTAGCCCGTTGGGCGGAACCCAACAAACCTTCGAGCTGAATTTTGAGAACCTGAAAATTAGCAGCCATCTCAATTGGTGCTTTAGCGGCCTCAAAAAGTGCGGCACCTGCGGTAGCCACCGCTGTAATACCAATGGCTGCCACAATACCCGCACCACCAAGCGCTTTCATGCCAACAGAAGCGCCACCAAGATCAGATGTGAATTTAGTCAAAAATTGGGACCCAGCAGCAAACGCATAAAAATAGTTACCCGACCGTGCTGCACCCAACGTCACAAACGCCGCATTAGCGGCATTACCAAGATTCTTGAAAGATGAAGAAGCTTTATCATTTGCCTCAACAATTGTTTTCCCAGAATCTTGAGAAGATTTAGCAATCTTTGCAATAAGACCTTGTGCCCTAACGGAAGAATTGAGGGCAGAGGTACTTGCCCTTTCGGCTTGCTGGCTGACCGCATCAACCTCCGCAAGAAGGGCTTTCTGTGCTTTCTCAAGACTTGAAGCCGACGCCACACCAGCACTAGCAGCAGCATTAGAGGCAGCAACCTGCTGCTGAGAAGTCTTCTGAGACTGAACACCAAGTTCAGCAAGCGACCTCTGAACCTGGGCAACCGCAGCAGTGAACTGCGTAATATTCGCCGTAATCTCAACTGTTACTGGGGGTAGATCGGCCATCACAACACCCCGTTCAAAGCTGACACAACAGCTTCACGGATGCGATTCATATCCGCAGCAAGAGTTACTTGAAAGAACGGTCTATTAAGTTTACTCGGCGGTTCAAGGGCAGCCGCATACCCAGCCTTAGTGGAAACCTTTGCCGCATACCCGCCAACTCCCTGAGAGTACACGCCATCAAACCCAGTACTGGACTGCAAATTACCCGTTCGAATGGCCGGCGAAGTCTCATAAGTAGATGCCGGCGGATAAGGCTTAGACCCCAAAAGATTCACAATATCCGTAGATAGCAAATCTGCCGCCTGCTTCACCCCAGAACCCAGAGCAGAAGACGCCTTCCATGTTAAAGCCGTCAAAGCCCCGACAGTCGCCTGACTGTTGACAGTGACGGGCATGAGTCATCTCCTAGCCTGAACCTCAGACGCCGCCCCGTCTATTCTAAGCAACCAGTCTAGCCAAACCGCAGGCTGCTCATCTATCTCACTCTTAGTCCAACCAAACGTCTTCGCTAACTTCCAATCCCTCAACTCTTCAGGGACCGGGAAACGCTCATCAGGAGCATTACCCTCCAGCAGCCAAGTTACTCTGCGGAGGGCACGGTAGGGGACACCTCACTCGGGTCCGCCTCAAACGACGGCATCAAATCAGACACCATCGGAGAAACTTTCCTCTGCAAGACATCGTAAGCAGCACCAGGAATCTCCAAAAGACCTTCATGAGAAACCGGGGCGTCAAAAGACCATTCCTTCACCAACGCGATAATCACCGCATCATTGAAAGCAGACATCTTGTCAATGTCATCCTCAGACGGATCGGCCCCATCAGCTGTAGCCCGAAACTTCGCAGACAAAAGCATTGACGCTTTGACTACAGGGCGACGCTGACCTTCTGTCACCGACTTAGGGTCACTGAACACAACCCAGCCAAAAGGAACCTCAACACGATCCACAGCAACCGTCCTTTACCTAGAGTGTTATGCGTAAGTACCTGAAGCCTTAGCGTTCTTCAACGTGACCTTCAGCGGTGAGTAACCAGCCGACGCTCCAGCATCGGTCGTGTTAGCAATCGCCTTGTAGTTCACGCTCAACTCAATGTAGTCCTTGCTGCGGTCAATCTTCGCAACCGTGAACGCACACTTAGTCATATTGAACTTGACCTCAACCAGAGAAGCACCCGTACCCGACTGGAAGTCAACTGCCAACGACGGCTGAGTGTTCTGCAAGTAGTAGTTCAACTGCGTATCCGATTCAAACACGAGCAGCAGCGAACCCTCAGCAGTAACCGGACCGGCAAACAACTGGTACGGGGACTGAGTTCCGTCAACCGTGAAGATCGGAGTAACAGGGCGCGTGATGTTCACGTTGCCCTCAGCAAGCGTCGCCGTAACCGAACCCGCGAGAGTAACGGTGCCCGTCCATGCTGCCTGCGGGGTAACCGCAGAAAACGACGGGGTGGGATTAGCGGCAGTCGCAGACTGGAAACCCATGCCCTTAGCCGTGTACGTCACCAGAGCATCAGCAGAGAACTTCGTGTCAATGCTGGCGAACTGAACACCCGCGAACTGGCGCGTTGAAGACGACCCAAGGCTGTAGTAGTCCGACAGGGTGAACGTGGTCGGCTGGCCGTTGCTGGCCTGCGAGTTCAAAGTAGAAATGGTGTGCGTGTACGGGGCACCCGTGCCAGTCGTAGCAACATCACCAAGAACGCCACCATAAATGTAGCCAACAGTGTCCGCAAAAACATCTCCACCGAAATCAAATTCGCTGTAAATGTTGCCCTGAATGACACCGTACTCGTCAACCATCGACCCACGCATACCCTTGTCATCAAGGTACTTAACGTTGTCGAACGGCGTGATGCTAGTAAATGGGATGTAGTCAGTGGCGGCTACTGCCGAAGGGGACGAACCTGCCGCAGGGCGGGTTTCCTTAGCAATGCCTAGATATGACCTAGAGCGGGGCAGAGCCATTGTCACTCACTTCCACAACTGGGGCCGCAGGGGCAGCCTTCTTATCGGAAACCGGCACAAGCCCCGCCACGCTCGTGTTGTCAGGTAAATCTACCACGACACCGGCGTCAAGCGTCATCGCCAGCGTCGGATACTCACGCGCCTCAACACTTTGAAACTTCATGTCAACCTTCTATGTTGTGAGAACTTCGCTGACCTCAAACCGAACACGGCCCCAAACCTCGCTAGCGCCATCATTCAGCACCTTCGGCTCCCCGTATATGGCAGACAAATCTCGTTCGCCGGCCTCAAAAATCACCGGATAATCACCAAGAGTACGATCCGAACGCAGCCGCGCCTTCACATTATCAATTGTAGTATCAAAGAAGGCCATTGCGTCTTCCGCATGTAACTCAATACTGTGGCAAAACACATGCAACTCAACCGTGTAATGCACCCACTTCTTACCCGAAGTTGCACCGCCAATAGCGATACGTTCCTCACGCTCGCCAGCAATGTAGACAACCCCAACTGCCCCCGACTTCGTGCCAGAAGACTGCCCGTAACGGAAGTCGCCTCCAGGGATACGTTTCGGAAACGACGTATAAACCTTGTTCAAGCCCGTAACAGTCGGCGGTTGGAAAAACGCCGCAACATCAGCTCGAACCGTAGTTCTAGACATTATCGAATCCTGCGATACGGCTTAAGAATGTCCCACGCCTCCATCAAATCCCCCGCCGCAGAAGGATTAGATGACTGGATTGTTGCTGGGGTAAGAGTCTGCATTACAAGGGCCGCATTACCTCTGGCCTTCAAGATCGCTGAAGTCACAAAGATCGCGGCTTGCTTCACAGCTGGGGGAAGGGCAGAAACACTGATCCCCTTAGCGTGCGTATAGGCAATTGCCGAAGAAAGAGTTAAGTTTCCCGCCCCGGAAGCAGGAACGAATGATGATGCGACAGTCAAAATCTCTGTGCTTGCCCCGTCATAAATCACAAACTGATGATTTGGAGTAAACCCAGCAAGATCGGTAACGGGAAGGCTGGAAACAGAAGCAGCCACAGACGCACTCAACAAAGTGTTAGCATAGCCGTTGACGTAGGTCATGCTGATGAACTGCTCCTGCGAAATGGAGTAGTTACCGCTGAACTGAATCGGGCCTGAAAACGCTGTAGAAAACCCTTGAATCGGGAAAACCACTGACTGAGACTCAATCCACAACGTTGACACGTCAACGCTAGTCAACAGGCTAGGCAAAGGCCCATAAGAAAGGCTCACGACCTCTGTGACGGGCGAAAACCTAGGGTGGATAGTCAGGAACCCTTGACGATTTATGCGGCCCCTGGAGGTCTCTGTGTCCGTTGTAGACGACAACACCTGACCACAGTACGAATCAATCCACGACGAAGCACGACCAATAACGTTAGCAAGTTCTTGATCGTTAATACCACTCGTACCGCCACCGACAAGATCATCAACATCAATCGCAGTAGGAGCCTGCTTAAACTCCGCAATCGTCAAATAAGGCGTCGTAAATAACGGAGAAGTAGTACTAATTGCGTTAGCCACGCTCTCCCTCTTCTCCGCACCTACTGCACTTCTTAAACCAGCCGTGGAAACCACAAGCCAAACACTTAAAACCTTGGCCGCTAGACGACAAATTCACGCCAGCTTCAGTGAAACCAGCATCCTTCAACGCCTTCACATGAGCCGCAGACTCCACATGAACCGTTCCATCCTTCGACCATCCATACGTCTTACTACCACCAAACCGAGCACCATTGATCGTGACCTCACGCATCGTGTCGTTAGGCGCAATCATGCGTTTCATGTAACCGTCCTTCAGTTAGGTGCCTGCGGGGAGCAGTCAGGGACGGGCTGACTGCCCCCCACAGGCGGCTTACTAAGCGGCGACGATTCCGGTGATGGAGCCGTTCCACGCCGGGGCGTAGCACACGAAGGTGCCCTGCCAGTAGGACGACATCTGGTACTGGAAGTCGATGACCGGCCAGTTGATGCCCATGTAGTCCTGCACGTTGACCACAGACCAGACGTTGCTGACCTGTGAATCGGGGATCGGAAGGCTGTACGACAGGATCGCCGTGTTGCCCTGCGGCATCCATGGGTGAACGGTCATCGGCACAACCTTGCCGGTGACTTCGTTCTGGATGGCCGTGATAACCGAACCGATAACCGCGTTGCCGATCTCATCCTGCTGGAGGGTGAGGCGGTAATTGGTTGAGGACGAGTTCTTCAGCAGCTCAGACAGAGCCTTACGGTCAGAACCATTGAACAGGATCTCATCCGGGTCAGCCTTAACGGAGTCGTAGAGCGACGCGAACGCCGTCTGGAACTCTCCACCGGGGCTGACAGCGTTGAATGTGCTGTTCAGGTTCTTCGTGTAACCGCTGTTCGCGCCGGTAACGATCGGCATGATGCCGTCGTAACCATTCGCGTAAGCAGAAGAAGCAGTAACGGTGCTTGCCGCGATGGTCGTCGGGAACGCACCCTGAACCGTGAACGTCAGGGAACCGGTACGACCGTCGTAGAACAACGCGGAGTCAGCCGGAGCAGACGCGGCAGTAGCCGAGTAAACCCGGTAACCGAGAGCACCCGTGACAGCGGACGTGATCTTCACGTCAGCAACAGTTCCCGCCGAGGCAGCAACCGAGGCGACAGACGACAGAACGGACTGGCCGAAGTCGCCAGCATCCGAGGTCGCCTTGACGTAAATGTTGGTGCTAGCACCCGTGATCGCGGTCTCGCCAGTAGCCGGAGCGCGCAGCGTGATCGTGATTGTCGGAGCAGACAGCGCACCGCTGAAGTAGGTCGTGTCGCTTCCACGGCCCACGAGAAGCATACGCTCCTCAAGAAGCATGGAGCTGTACAGCAGCGACTGAGCCGACAGAGCGCGGATGTCCTGGAATCCTTGGCCGGCGTACTGGGCAGCGAACGAAACGCTGTCCGACACACCGAACTCGAAATAGGGGACAACCTTGTCGTCACCGGCGTAGCTGATCTTTGCGCCACGGTTCAGGTACAGAGCATTCGACGCACCCGAGGGGGCGAAGTTGTTCTGAGTGGTCTCCGAGATGCCGGGGTGGAACACGCCCACGCCGCCAGTGCCGGAACCGCTGATACCGGTGATGCGCTTGAAGCGACGGCTCGTGCCTTGTCCCTTTTCGCGGGGGAGCTTGTTGCGCAGCGGGGTGGGGCGGGGTGCGAGGTACTTAGCCGGTGCCTCAAGGTCGAACGGCACAAGGCCAGTTCCGATGGGCGAACCAGTGGTCAGGCCGTCACCGATGGTGATGTCCTTTACGAGATCGCGGGAAGCCTGAACCTGAGCCTGAAGAGAAGCAAGGGTGTCAGCACCGATTGCCTTAGCCAGAGACGGGTTAGAAGCGGCCTTTTCCAGTTCAGCCATTGCGGCAGCCGGACCCTGAACCATGCCAGGAAGGTTGATAGCGGGGGCGAAGTCGCCACGAGCGCCAGCGTTCAGGGACTTAACCAGAGACTCGTTGAAGCCTTCGGTCTTAGCCGCAAGATCACGCGGGTCAGTCGTGCCAAACATCTCACTCGCGGGAGGGAGAGAAGACATAACAATTATTCCTTAGGGTTAGTTGGAGTGTTCTGCTTCGTGCGCCAACAGCAGGTATCCCTGTGCCAGAGCAGGATCGCTAACGGCGGCAGCCTTAGCGCGGTAGTCAGCAGCCTTTGCTGCCTTAATATCCGTCTGATCCGGGGCAGCAGCCGCCTTAACAGCGGTACGCACCGGTCCCCGTGAACTAGCAGACTTCTCTACCTTTGAAACGCGCTCGTCAATAGCATTGACGCTCTTAGCGGTTTCCTTCGCAGAACTAGTCATATTAGACAGCATTGATTCAAGACGGGCAAGAGTCTGAGCAATGGACGCAAGCGAGTGATCCTCAACCAGTTCAGAATCCTCCGTAGATTCCTCAGTCACTTCGCTACCAGTCATCTCAGCTGAAGATTCCTTCTCCTCAGAAGCCTCAGTTGACTCCATCGGAGCATCAGCTGCACGACCAGCAACACCAGCAACGCCACCTTGACGGGACGACTCCTCGTTCATCTTCTGCGAGGACTCCTCACCAGGCTTCTGAGAAGACTCCTCAGCAGCTTTCATCTCAGACTCCTCAGCTACCTTCATGTGATGACATTTCCCGCACATGCCGTCCTTCATGTCGTCGGCGGCGCAATCAACACCGCACATCTTGCAAGTGCCCATGTCGGCTTTCATGCCGTAGCACTTGTCGCACATTCCGGCTTTCATATCGGCAGACGGAAACGCCTTACCGCATTCTTTGCAACGCTCCACGGCGCTCTCCTTCTCAATAAGAGTTTCTGTCTGCTGAACAACCCCGCCCACTGACTTAGCCAACTCAATCAGGCAAGACGGATTCGCCGGTCGATCAACCAGCGAAACTTCCACGATCTCCCCATCCACAATCCGGCCACCCATAGCATCCTTATCCTTAGAAACACGAGGATTACGGATACCAATACTGAAACCTTTAAGGACTCCAGCCTCAACCTTCATAACAGAGTTAGGGTCAACCACCCGAGCCGTTACGAGATGCCTCGATCCATCCATCTCGTACTTCGTGGCAATACCGGCAGCGATGTTTGAGTGCTGCTCGCGGATGTTCCCGAACTTGAACCAGGCTGGCATTGCGCGCTCAAGCCATGACGGGTCACAAATCTGGTCATCAATGTCCAACGTGTCATCGGTAGCAATACCAGTAACAAGAAGGGTGCCGTCAGACTGGCGTTCCTTCTTCAGGATCGGGGCGTAAACGCTGGCTAGATTCATGAGGGCTGCCCAAGAGCAAGAACACCAACGGCAACAGCGGTAGAACCTGACATGGTGATTCCGTACAGGGACTCGCCGTAAGGAATAATCATCGTATGCTCACTAGTCGCGGCTATTTGATGCCCCGCCGTCGTGCGCGTCATAGCAGAATCACCCAACCCAACCTTAATGGTGCCGTCATAATTGTAGATTGACACCTGCCACATATTCGCGTCTTTGCACTGCTGTGTGAACAGCAAAGTCGCGGCGTTCGTTGGGATGCTTATCTGCTTAGAAACAACAGCCACTTATTCCTCCAGAAACCAAGCGTTTGATAATTCTGCGCCCATAAGCCAGAAGGCAGCAAGCCTATGATGCCCATCCACAATCACATTACGGCCATTGAAAGCATACACGTTTGGAAGCGCACGCCGCCCTGGCTCAATACTGCCCTGACTCTTAATAAAAAATGCGACACGATCCTTCGTCAACAACTTCTGCGACGCATACAAATCCTCAATACGCACCGTTGCTAGAGCAGATTCTTCCCACACTTCAGGATCAAGCTTAGGGCGATGCGTAATAGGCCACGGAACCTCAATATGGTCCTCATCAACCATCGGAATCTCATCCAGAGCCTCAAGAGCATCAGTTACAACCTGCCGAGCCGCCTTTAACCCTGTAACAGGAAGAAGATCGCATTGGCACCACGGGTGAGCCGGAGGCATGATGAAACCTGCCAGAGGTTGTGGCCCCCGCCGAGACTGCTCCACACAGAACGGGCAAGGATTACCGCTACCGACAACCCAGCGCACCAGTGGAACGTTCTGACGTTGATACTCATCTACTAAACCGCCAATAACAGCCTTGCGTGACTCTGTTACCGCCACCTCCTCCGCCCACTCACTACGCACCTCATCAAGATGAGCATTAATGACCTGAGCAAGTTCTTCCTGAGTGAAATTGCTTGTGAGGATCGCGGCTATACGCTTCAAACGCGTATCGTTAATGCCGGCGACAGTTGTAGCAATCTGATCGGTGATCTCACGCAACGAAAGAGAATCACCTACCGGAGGGATTTGCCCGACAACCCAACCAGCCCAATCAACCCGACCACCCTTAACGTTAGCCAGACCTGTTGCCGTACCGATAAAGAACGACGCAAGAATCAAATCCTTCAACACGTCACTAGCTTTAGTTGGGTCAACAGCCTGATAGCCCTGAGCAAGAATCCATGCGGCATTATCCGCGACAGGATTACTCAAATAGTCAGAAGCAAGTTGTTCAGCGTCGATTCCAAGAGAATGCTCCAGAAGCGTCCTCGCCGTTGACACTACCTCGTGCTGGTGTGTCGCCCCCAATGTGCCTGGGGGTAACGTCTCGCCCCCCGGCATCACTCGCCTTCACGGACTTATCAGTATTCAGCGAATCAACCCACGACTTACCGGCATCGCCGCCCCACGCATCCCAAGCCACACGTCCCGGTGACGGGAAACCATCCTCACCAGAATTAAAACCCTCAGCCTTAGAGTCAACCCCATGACGGGCAAAGAACGAACGCATCCGGTTAACCGTCTCAGCAGACAGGCTTCTCCCAGCCGCGAGGTCAGCTGCACGCTTACGGCCCGTGTCTGTGAAACCGTCACCGGCATGGCCTTCCTTAATCCATTCAAGGGCACGCTTCGCCGCCTCACGCACACCCTTCGGAGGAGTAAAACCATCAGCAGCCTTCAACGCCTCAATCCGCGTCAACGTAGAAGCCCGATGCCCCACCCGCGTATCCGTAGGCTCCCAACCATCCTCGCCCTCGTGATAAACGCGGATCAACACAGCCGGATCATCCTCAGTCCCCGTAATAGCGAAAGACGAATCGGGCACATTAAGTTTTCCGTCATTAACTACGCGCTCAACTTTGCCGCGAGCCGTACCACCTGACGAATCCCACGACACGAAAGAACCCACCGACACGCTCGCGCCTTTCAACAGGTCAGGGAGTTCCTCGTCCTTGTCGTGAACTTCCTGCCACGCGGCACGAACCTTCGCCTTCACCTCAGACAAATCCTTCGCAGGAATCTCAACCTTGTTCCCACGGAAACCTTCACCCAAAGCAGCAACAGCCCTACCCACCTGAGCGGCGGTCGGCTTGTCGTCCTCCCACAGGCGCAGTTTCCAGGTTGACGGCTTGTCGGCGTCAGGAACATAAGCAAAAGCTGCCGCCGGATACTGCTTGCCGTTCTCTGTCTTCATTTTGCCTTTGAAAACGAAAGCCAGTTCCCTAGCAGCGTTGGGGTCGTGCTGCGCTAAAGCGTTAAGGGCCTTGCTCTTGTCCGTGTCGAGGAACTCAAACATAAATGGTCGCTTGCGCGACCCTTTAGTCCATTTAGCAAAAGCGTTCAACTCGATGCTGATCGGGTTAGCCTCAACAGACTTAGGCCGATTAACGGGAGTTTCCACCGAGTGCATTTCCTGACGCTCAGGCTGCTCAGGCTTCTCCTCGGGATGTTCGTGCCCAATATCTTCAGGATGCTCCACTTGCACGCCATCGCCGGCGAGGATCTCCTGCACGTTACCCGCCGGAATCAGATTAACGCTCACGAAAGGCATGTCAGCCTCAGGGAACGTGAAAAGCGGGTAACCAAGCTCAGCTCGAGCCTCATTAATCGTGATCTGTCCCGAAGTGAGCATTTCCTCACGACGTTTCGCCGCTCTATCGTCAGCGATCTCGTTCTCGTAAGTGAACTTGAACGTTAGATCACGCGGCATGTTGAGGAACTTGTACGACAACTGGTTACACAGGTCGGTGAGCCACATCACCATCGGTTTAATGTTCAAAACTTCCTGAGAAGCAGCCTCACCTTGCTGAATACCCTTACCACCAAGACCACCCTTAGGTGAAAAACCGATCTGTGTCGGCATTACACCGAAATGACCGCAAATCTGCTTAACAAGGTACTCGTCAAAGTCTGGGGAGTATTTAACATCCAAACCTGGCGGGAAAATCGGGTGCATACCCTCAGGAAGCATCCGTGCGCGACGCCGCTGCTCCGTCTTGCCGGCCAGATCGTCGTTGAAAATACGCTCATAGGCGCGAAGAAGTTCAGGATTGCCGCCATACGAAGCATCCGTCTCCATGAACACGTCAGGAGTCACACCATCAGTGAACTCCGTACGCAGCCACTGGAGGCGCTTCATATACAGGTCAATCATCGGTAGGGCACGCTCAACTGCACTCAAACCGTAGGGGGAGAACGGCCTACGGGTGCGGGGGGCGTAAATCAGGTCGTCGGCAGTGAATTCGCCATCAGCGTCAGCTGTATAAACGAATTCTCCACGGGGGAAACCCCAAAGAATCTGCTGAAAAGCAGGATGTGGGGGAACCGGACGGCCACCACGATCATCCAAGAGAGGTTTAATCGTTGTGCCGTCAAGAATTTCAAGCGAATGCAAGTTTTCTTGATCAAGGGTCTTATTCGGGTAAATGCTGAGAGCATCAATGACAAGCATTTCCTCAAGAGCCATGCCGACCCATTCAGGGAACGACAGGCCGTTGATCCGGTCGGGCATACTCCAGAAGTCGCGGCAACGCAGAACATCCGGCAACAGTCGATCATGGGCTTCACGGCTGGCAGCAGTATGACCTGTCGTTGTTGGCTCCGTCATAATGCGGGAAGTCGCATCCGGGGACATCACAATGTCCCACTGCATACCGATAACAGCAGACTTAACTACCTCAATGCATTTACGGACAATATCCGAGCCGTCAGCAACATCTCTGAGAAGACGGAACGGTACAACACGCTGTTCAGTGATTTGAAGGTTCCACGCGACAGGGAACTCTGAACGGCGAGGAGCGGAACGGCCATCTTCACGCGGGACGTTAATCAGTGACGGGATAAGGGGCCGGCCTGGAGCAAACGGGACAACATAGTCCTCAGGTCGACGCTCCAAAGGTGTGGCTGTAGTTCCAGATGTCGGAACTTGTGCCGCAATCTGCTGCTCAGTCTGCGTCACAGCCCCAACAGGAAGGTTGAGAGCTTTCGCTACGCCTTCACGCCAACCCACCATCGTCTCCTAAGACCGCGCCACAATACGAGCAAACAACGGAGCCAGTCGTGTTGGGCATTCCGCAAGAGCATAGTACCGACAAACTACGCAAATATGCTTCCGTCCCACCAGACATCATCAACTCCGTCAAACCATGCACCAAAGCATCAAGACGGTCAGGTGAAGTTCTATCGTCCGGCGTCCACGTCGTCATCTGCGTCTCAAGAGCCTCCAACACACCAACATGGTGGACACGATCCTGTTCATACAAGGCGCTTACTGGTTCTGCACGCAACTTCTTACCCTTATATGCGCGGATTTCTTTAATCGGCAGGTTATCTCGAACAGTTCTTAATGTTTGAGTGACCATCTCACCGCCCTGATTCACTTCAACAACAATCGCATCAGCCTCGTAATGGTCAAAAGCTGACACAACTTTCCGCGCCCAATCCATCGGCGCACCACGCATTGAATGATCCGCCTCAACAAACCCATGACCATTACGGTCCCTGGAACAGACAATGATGCCCGTCTCATCACCACCTTGAGTGATAGCCGGATCAACTGAAATGACACGCCTCACAACATCATCAGGAGCCTTATGAACACGGTTCCTATCCAGCACACCGATCTTCCACAAAGCCCCCTCAGCGTCCTCCAAAAGGACACCAAACAACTCCTGCTGCCCAAGACGAGTGCCCTCATACCTAGCCATAAGTTCTTTCAACGCATCAGGGGCAAGATTCGCCCGGTTATCAAACGTTGAACCCCGAGACACCGCAACAGAACCATCATCACGAGCCAACAACTCACGCATCAACGCCGTCGGGCGAGGAGTCGTCGTCACCACCACCTGAGGCTTCAAACCAAGACGCAACCCAAACCTGAGCTGATCCCAAATCTCCCGCTGCCGAGGCATCGCAGCAAGCTCATCAATCCACGCAAAATGATGCTGAGGACCACGCAGACGCTCCGGCTCCTCCCCCGAAAAACACCGCACCAGCGAACCATTAGTCAACCGGAGTTGCCCCTGGGACCTATTCCACGAATCAACCACCCGATACCGCTGCAACACCCCCAACAAACCAGAATCACCCTCAACACACACATCCCGAGCATCAGCAAACGTCGGCCCCACCACCGCCACACGACACTTAGACGACGTAGCCTGTGCCGCAACCCACTCAGCAGCAGTACGAGTCTTACCCGCACCACGCCCAGCAACAAACAACCACGAAGACCACACACCCTCAGGAGGCAACTGCTCACTACGAGCCAGCTGACCCTCCCACACCATCCTCGAAGCCGCCACGATGTGCTTCCCCAACACCAGCGAGGAGTTCGGCAAGACGCTGCACCTCCCTATCCACGTCACCACCCTCAAACACCGTAACATCCCCCGACACCTTCAACGGCGCATCCAACCCCAACAAGCGCGCCCTACGCTCCATAATCTTGATCAACGCCAAAACATTCTTTACATCCCCCGACAACACACCAGGCCAAATCGCCACCTGCGCCCGATCCAAACGCGCCGCCTCCAACTCACGCAACTCATCCGACGGCTCACGCAACGCCCGATCCAACCCCCGCACCACAGCATTCCGCGCACCCGTCCCATCCGCATACCCCAAACGCTCCGCAATCTCCCCATACGTCAAACCCTCACGACGCAAATCAATCGCCGCCACCTCACGCTCACGAACCACAACCTCCTGAGACCGAGACAACACCATCACACACACCCCAAACCGTTAGGGACCGATTCCCACACGAATAGGAAATATACCCCCCCCTAATGCGCGCCGGCTTTTCCTATCGGGATTGTGGGAATTCCCGGTAGTTCTTTCGGGCCAGGTTGGGGGGACGTGCTAGGGGGACAGCTTGTGGATATTCCGTTATCAAGTTGCAATGTGTTTGGTCCTTGACATGGTATCCCCCTACCCTTGACGGGGGCTACACTTTCCCCATGCCACACACGTGGCAACCGACAATGTGGGGAGAGGCAATGAAGATTGACCTACGCGCACACACTGCGAAGCGCGCACGCTTGGCAGCACGCTACGGATACGTCTGGAGCGTGGCCCGATGAGCGACGCAAAATGGCTTGGCATCGGCCAGATAGTCAACGAAGACGAAGCCGCACGGCTGTTGGGGGATGTCTCAGATATGGCAGGAAGCGTTAACGCATGCTGTGACGTGTGTGGGGATCAGGTGACGGAAACGTCGGAGTGCGATGTTCACGCGGGTTCGTTTGTGTGTGATGAGTGTTGGCATGCGTGCTACACGGCTAACGACGAGGGTGTCGGCGTGAGTGTTAAGTGCTCATCGTGTGGTTGGGAGTCCTCACATGGGTTCACAATTGAGGTTGTGAACGATCTGACGGGCGTGTGTCCCGTGTGTGAGTCGGGCGCATTGGTGTTTGTTGAGATTGGTGGCGTGTCGTGAGGGCGGCGGTGTTTGTCGCTACCTACGATTCCCGGTCGTTTGATTTCATGGCAGTCGGTTGGACTGCTGCTGGTGCCACGGATGCGCTGATGCAAGGTGCGCTAGATCATTCGAAAGTTATGGGCGTGGGGTTGAATTCATGGTTTGACGTTGACGGGGTTAACGTTGTCCGGTTGTGGCCGGGGGAGTGCGCGCGAGATGGGCGGATCATTTCGGGCTAGTGGCGTCCCCTCACCTATCGGCGTGTCGGTAGGTGGGGGGATGCGCCTAGGACCTACCTAGTGGCATTGATAAGGGGAGAACATGACGGGATTGACTTACGCCGAATCGGTACTTATGCGCGGCGGCTTTGATGATGGCCTAGTGGCAGGCTTGCAAGGTATGTCAGCCGGACGCGCTAGGGCCACCTATTCGGCATTCCGTGAGCGCTACGGCTTCACCGGGTCCGCCGATATGCTCACAAGTCCAGAGACGCAACCGAAACTAGGCAAGTCTGAGATGCCGACCTTCGGGCTTATGTTGACGCCAGCCGCATCACTAGACCATGCGCGCTTCGGGCTACTCCGGCCTATCAATGCTTGCCCTATGGCGTCCGCTGGATGCCGGCAAGCCTGTCTGGCATTCGCGGGTCATGGTCAATTCACGTCCACACAGCTGGCGCGCCAGGTCCGCCACGCCTTCTTGTTGGCGCATCCCGTGAGCGCCGGCCTACTCATAGGTGCCGAGATTAGGCGCGCGCTTCGAAAGTACGGGGAGATAGGCCTACGGCTAAACGTCATCACCGACATACGATGGGAAGCCATCGCCCCCACCGGCTTGCGCTTGGCTATCGCCATGGGCGTGCGGCCATATGACTACACCGCCTACAGAATGACCGATCGTGCGCCGATGGCCGGCTACCATTTGACGCGAAGCGCGAAAGAAACCACGACCGACGCGGACATCATTGCCGACCTAGCGTCCGGGGTTAACGTCGCCATCCCGTTCGCAGTGCGCAAGGGCGACCCACTACCGGAAACTTTCCTAGGGTTCCCCGTGATCGATGGGGACCTAACGGACGATAGGACGCTTGACCCGCGTGGCGTAGTGGTCGGCCTACGCGCTAAGGGTTCCCGAGGCAAGGCTGACGCGTCCGGCTTCGTGCGCGTCCCCGTATTCGCCTAGTTGTCTAGGGTTAGGTCTCGGCACTGTCGGGACCTTTCCTTAGGTGCCTAGGCACCTAACGTCTGAGACATCGGTCCGGACTTTCGTTCCTTCAGCGGGACGGGGTCCGGACTTTTTTATTGCCGGACCTATTCGACCATAGCGCGCCAGGATTTTAAGCTCACCTTTTACGGGCCGTAAAGGCACCTAAGAGGCTCAAGAATACCCTTCCGGGGTAATCACCTTAGGGCGATATCTAACCGATTCTAGGCCCGTTCTAGGCCGTTCTAGGGCCATGTCCGGATTGTCTCCCCCCACTAGGGGGACACTAGCCCCACATTCTAGGGCAAATCGGACATATGGTGTCATGTCCGACATTCCCGACATGTCCGACAGCTGGGCCTTATACGGCTTATACGATAAACCCAATAAACCCTATACGGCAGACCCGATAAACCCTCAATACGGCTTGAGCGATAAACCCACCCGAGCGCCAAGGTGTACCAAAGCTGGGGTAAAGCTGGTCGGCTCCAGGTCGCGCCGGCTCGCCCAATCTAGTGCCGGCGCAAAGCAATACGGAACTCTCAATAAACCCAATACGAAGCAAGCGATAAACCCTATTTAGTTATCAAAAAACGTTGATTTCGTGAGGAAATTTTATCACGACACGCCGAAATTCTCGCTCGACTTGACACCCCTCACGGGGTACTGTTAACTACATCCAGAAGCACCCATCCGGGGTGCAGAAATGGGGAGACATGAACATCACCATCGCAAGAGGCACAGCCGAAGACGGCATCGCAGACGTCGCCTGGTGTGACGTCTTCGGCAACGTCTCAGACTTTACGCCCTACCATTCAGCCGGCCACACGGTCGAGCAAGCGTTTGAGTACGTCAAGGCATCCGCTCGCTCGTGGACGCACACCGCCCTGAAGCTGGATGAGAGCGGCGAGCCGATCCTCCAGCTGATCACGAACGGCCCAGACTTCGCGATCGTGGCCGAAGAAGTCATTCACGAGCATCGGATCAACTACATCAGCGTCAATGATCGCTTCTGCGTTGACTGCGAGCATTCCGGCAGCATCCACGACTTGGCCGCGATTCCTTGCGAGCCGAAGTGATCACCACCGACTTCGTTGTCCTCGCGCTCGTGAGGCAGGTTGATAGTTCACTGGACGTGACCTTCTGCGCCAACAATGCTAAAAAAATTGATGACCATGGTCATATTTTCCGGGACCATGACGACGCCGACGCGTTCATCTGGAGGGAACTCGGCGGCATCACCTACCGCTGGCTCAAGCACACAGCCGACGAGTACGTCACCGAATGGTGGATCGTCGCCGATCTGTGTCCGAACTGCAAACTCGCAGGCGAACACACACCATCCTGCATCAACTAACACTAGGGGAGTAACGAATGACACTAAACCTGCTTTTCCCGGAGCCTTGCCCCGACTGCGAGGCCATCGACAAATGCACAGAAAACTGCTTCTGCCCATCATGCAAAGCAGACCATTACGACCAGCCGGTTAACCCCACCGAACTAGCCGCTTGGGCAATCCTGGCGCCAACAATTCGTGCAATCCATGAACGCTGGCGCACTCCAACATCAGGACCACTGTGCAGCTTGAGTGGCTCCGGCTCGCTTCTCTACCATTACGAAGTTGAGGTTAACTCCAAAGATTCCACCTACATCCTTTGGACTGACAACGTTTCTCTATGGATTTCGCTCTGGCAGGACGGCGAGTGCGTGCAGGAATCCCATTACGGGATGAACGATCACGCAATGGTGGCCCACGATGTCGACCTCTAGAAAGATGACTAAGCCCGAGAAGCGTCTCGCTTTCATCCTCCTGTCCATCCTCGTCCTCTCCACCGTTCTCGGTGGACTCATTCACTAAGGAGCAACCATGTACGCAATCGAAAAAGGAGACTTCCTCAATCTCTCTGACCAGTCCATGAAGTTCGGGGACGGTTGGCACGACCAAGCTGAGCGTTTCGTACCCGAGCCGACACTGGACGAGATGCGCTTGTACGTCGAGATCCACTGGTACGAGTCTTTCGCTGCCGTGCTGCTGGCGAAGATGTGGCTTACCAATCAAGGCATCGGTTTCATGCAGGTGTCCGACGAGGCTGCCGAGCAGTGGGCGCTGCTGATTGATACGGCGGTGCAGTCGTGAGCGTTGATTACGTCACGGACGATAACCCCCGCTACATTGACTGCGGCGTTGAGTTCGACATCTACAGGGGAGAACTGCACTTCACCTACTCCGGTACACAAGTGATTGTTCTGGCCTCACTTGAGTACCAGGACCCCATCATGCGGTTGTGGTGGGAGGAGGAGATTGACATGCAGTTCGGTCATTGGCCGACGGTCGCCGAAATCATTAGCGAGATCTACTGGAAGTTGGAACCGTGAAGTATTTGACGAGGGAGAAGGTCGCCGAGCTGACGGGGCTTTCTCTGCAAACCATCAAGTGTTACCGGCGTGACGGACTCATGCCCGAGGCTGATCACATGTTCGGTCGCACACCAGTCTGGAAAGAAACAACCATCAGAAAGTGGAGGACGGCAAATGACGAAAGAACAATATCAAGCCTTGCTCGCGGACTTGTCAGCGAGCCGAGTAGCGAAGCGGTCGCAGGCGGGTCGGAGCCTCTCCTACCTTGAGGCATGGGACGTTCGGGCGACACTTAACCGGATCTTCGGATTCCTAGGCTGGTCCGCTGACGTGCTATCCAGCGAACTTGTCTTCGAGGAGAAGAACGAAAAGGGCCAGTGGAACGTCGGCTACAAGGTGACACTCAAGTTGAGCATCTTTGACTCTTACTCTGCGGCGACCTATACGGAAGCAGCGGTAGGTTCTGCGAGCCTTCCGCAGCGAGGGGATGCTCACGACACCAGCTTGAAGTCCGCATCCTCTGATGCGCTCAAGAGAGCCGCAATGAACATCGGAACAGCCTTCGGCCTCTCCCTGTACAACGATGGCAGTAGGCAGGACGTTGTCGGCTACACGCTCTGCCCACCCGAGGACTATGAGCCGCCGGCACCGCCCACGATCACAGCTGAGCAGTTCCAGGCGCTCTCTAAGGCAGTTGCTAAGGCTGAGACGGACACGGTGCTTAGGGACATCTACCGTGAGAACGAGGCCATCCTCGACCTTGAGATCAACGGGACGACGGTGCGTGAGGTCATCATGTCTCGTGTCGCTGAACTGAAGTCCTAGACCTAGGGCCGGGGAGTCAAGCCGTTTCTTCAGGACCCCCTTCCGGTAAGGACACCCATGATGCTGGGCCTCTGGCTAGGTGTACCTGCTCCCCGGTCCTTTCCCTATACGAGTAATGCGTTAATCCCTATACGTCAAGATCAATAAACCCCGATCAGGAGAAGCCATGACCCACGACCCGCTATGCGTTAAGTTGTATACGCAAGTCATTCCTATCCCAGCGGAAAGATGCGTCGCCTGCTCAGTAATCATCAAGGTGCGTGAGGACGTGCTCGTCAAGTGCATTGCAGCAGTAGCGGCCTGCGAGTCAACGTCATGGCACCGACGCTACGAGGGGCCATGGAAGTACCGCATTGAGCGCGACGATGCCCTCGCCGCCCTGCGTGCCCTACAGCAAGTTGATACACCCGGGGCGAAAGTAATTGAACATATCAACTTAAATCAGGAGAAGCCTTGAGCGATAACTATTGCTGTCCTTTTTGCCTAAGTGTCTCCAAGTGCATCGGTCCCCACATACAGCCAGAGGACTTATCAAACTTTGAGGACTACTTGTCTTATGAGCGTGAAGCGGCAATCTGTCAAGCAATAACAGTCATAGCGTCGTTCAATCCTCAGATGCGTCGTCTCGATGCCCTCGCCGCGTTACATCAACTACTGGCGAAACCATGAGCCGTGACCCTTGGCGAGCAGAAATCAAACGCGCCGCCAGAGAACTCCGTAAATCCACAGAACAAATCAACACCAACCCCAGACAAACCCCCTCACAGAAACCATCCACTTGGAAACTCCGCCCACCGAAAGGGAACAAATGACCGACATCATCACCCCCGCCCAAGTAGAACGCCGACTACTACAACTCAACACCGACCTAGACAACGCCACCTTGGAACTCGCACAAGGAGAACGCCAATACCACGTCGCAAAAACCGACTACGAGATCGCCGTTGCCAAGGCACGAATGCGTCTGAGGCAGGCCGGGATTGAAGCTGGAAGCAAACCAACGGTCGGCGAGATTGAGGATCAAGCCACCCTTGACACGCGGGTAGAACTCACGGCACTGTCCACTGCCGAAGCCGTCGTCAAGGCTTCACGGGCCAACCTCCAGCGTGTACGCACACAAGTAGACATCGCCCGATCCATCGGCACATCTGTACGCACAGCAATTGAGTCAGCATGAGATACAACATGGTCGAAGACTTCATGTGGACCTACCCCGAACATAACGGTGATGTCCTCGTCGCAGCCCACCGGCTAGACATGAAACCTCGAAGCCTTGCTAGGACCCTCTACAGGGCCAAGAAGCGCGGCATCGAGATCAAGTTCTTTGACAGTTCCCAACGCGGCAGAAAGAAGAAAGCATGAACCGTAACAAGATCGTTGACATCGTGCGCGGAAAGTCAGCACGCGATAACCAGGTTGAGGTTGGGCCGAGCGAGATCGGCGGATGCCGCAGGAAAGTCTGGCACCGACTCCAGCAAACACCCACCATCAACCACGACACGTTACGCATGGCTGCATGGATGGGAACCTCCATACACAAAGCCATTGAAGCCGAGATCATCAAGACCGACCCCTTCGAAGATAAGTACCTTCTTGAGGTTGAGGTTCACCGGGATGGCCTCATGGGGCACGTTGACTGCTACGACATTGCTGAGAAGCAGGTAGTGGACTGGAAGACCACCACGAAGAAGAACCTCTCCAGTTTCCCCAGCGACCAACAGCGGATGCAGGTCCAGCTGTATGCGTGGATGCTCAACGGGTCAGGATTTGAGACCACGAGCGTGCAGCTTGTCGGCATCCCACGGGATGGAAACGAACTAGACATCGTTACCCATGTGGAGGATTACGACGAAGATATGGCACTTGAGGGAATCTCGTGGCTGAGGGAAGTGAAGGATCAGTTATTTCCTCCTGATCCGGAGAAGCCTGTCCGGTTCTGTCGGGATTACTGCAATTTCTACGATCAGACAGGGATTCTGGGATGTCCGGGGAAATGAGCCTTTTCAACATACAAGTACCCTGCGGATGCCGTGGCAATAGTCTTTGCGTCATCTGCAACCCGCCACTATCCCGTACGACAGATCCAATAACTTCCCATCAGGCAGCAGCGAGCATCAAGCCGAACGACCTTGAAGCGCTCGTATTACAGGCAATACGAGAATCTGGGGAACAAGGCATGACCGCCGACGAACTCTTAGAAAAGTTCTCACACCTGTCCTACTCATCCATTACGGCACGGCCAGCCTCACTGAAACGTAAGGGTCTCATTCGTGATTCAGGGGAACGCCGACCAGGGAGATCAGGAAGATCACAAACCGTCCTTGTGGCTACCTAAAAGGAGTAGCCCCCGGAGTCTCTTGGCAAGCTCACGGGGGCTACTCTGCCGACACGGGGAGTGAACGGTGATATAAACATACCAGACAAGGGGAGTGTTAATGACATATTTTAAAGTTGATGACGGTGTGGCTTTCCACCCGAAAATGATGCGCCTATCTGCTGAAGCCGTTAGGGCGTGGGTGTTCGCCGGCAGTTGGTCTGGCAGGTATCTGACCGACGGATTCATCCCCCATGACGCATTAGCCATCATCAAAGGCAATGACACCATCTCTAGCGAACTGGTTGAGGCTGGCCTGTGGGATGAGGTTGATGGCGGTTTCCAGTTCCATGACTGGTGCCAGTACCAGTATTCCAAGGAGGATATTGAGAAGAAGCGTGAGTCTGATCGTCGCCGTAAGCGCCGCCAGTTAGATAAGCAGGATTCACGGGTGGATTCACGGCGTGATTCACGGCGTGACTCACGCGACATCTCTGGTATAGGTGTAGGTGAAGGTGAAGGTGTAGGTGAAGGTTCTTTAAATAAAAAGGACACGAAATTTGCTGAATTCTGGGATACCTACCCACGCAAAGCTGGAAAGCAAGCAGCCCAACGTGCCTGGAAAACCGCCATCACAAAAGCCAACCCAGAGCAGATCATCATCGCCGCCGGCACATTCCGTCACGACCCCAACCGTGAAGATCAATACACGCCACACCCTGCAACATGGCTCAATCAAGGCCGATGGGATGACGAACCGTTACCATCAAGGCAGCCAGTGACAAAGGCTGAAGTGAAGCAGCAGCAGCGCGTCAACCTTATTGAATGGGCAATGCAGCAAGACCAGCGACAAGGGGAGATCGAATGAACATAACTGAAGTTGCAGTGATGCTAACTTTCGTCGGATCGCTTGACGGACGTATACAGCCCGATGAAGCAACCGTCATGGCATGGAGCAATGTCCTTGATAACCGTATGGAAACCACATGGGCAAGCGAATACGTCAAGAACCATTACGGTAAGACCGGAGACATGCTGATCCCATCAGCATTGAATAAGGCTTGGGGTGATCACTCACGTCTGAAGATCATTAACCATGTTGATCTTGATTCTCATTGCGGTAGGACTGGATGCAAATGCACTCACCGCTTGTGTTACAAAGGCTGGATTGATCCCGACCCGAATATTGAGGTCAAGTATCTAACCGTTGAGAAGTGCGCGATCTGCCGGCCAGCGGTGACCGAATGATTCTGGTCATATTCCCCGCGATATGCGTAACGGCTTTCATTGTCTGGTCTGTGACATGGTGGATTTGTGCCGAGATTGATGAACGCCGCTGGCGCAACAAAGGAAAAAAATGAGATTCGTCAGCCTATTCGCAGGAGTTGGAGGCTTTGACCTCGGCTTTGAGCAAGCAGGAATGACCTGCCTCGGCCAAGTAGAAATAGATAAAAACGCTCGCGCAATCCTAGAAAAGCACTGGCCAAAAGTACCTAAACACGATGACGTAACAACAGCGAAGGAGTGGGCCGATGAGCTGGGCCTCGTGGGAAGAACCGACCTTGTTTGCGGAGGATTCCCCTGCCAAGACGTATCCGTCGCAGGAAGACGTGCAGGTCTTGCTGGGGAACGAACTGGCTTGTTCTGGGACGCACTCTCTTTCGCGTCCCATGTCCAAGCGCGACTCATCGTCTTGGAGAATGTGCCAGGACTTCTATCAAGCAACGGAGGGCGCGATTTCGGAGTCATCCTCACTGCGTTGGCCGACGCAGGGTATAGCCACCTCGAGTGGAGGGTTCTGGATTCGCAGTTCTTCGGAGTCCCCCAACGCCGCCGTCGCTTGTTCATTATCGGACGTTCTGGAGGAGACAGTGGACGAGCGTTATTTCTTGAGCGCGAGGGCGTGCCAAGGCATCTTGAGGCGCGCCAACCGGCGCGGTCGGACATTGCCGGAAGCCTTACAAAGGGCTTTGGAAGCGGTGGTCCTGACGACAATGCCGGACAAGCCAATCACTTAGTAATAGCAGAGAGAGAGAGAGAGACTGGCGAGCAGCAGCAGCATGCAAGAAGTAGCCAGCACCGTGACAACCGGAACCGGGATACGTTACGACCCCGACACGGAATCTCTCGTACTTACCAGGCAACAGTCGGAACGTTCACAGCTGGCGCACACCCCGGCTCATACAACGGGCAGGACGCCTACAACGACATGCTAATCATCGGGGAGACAAATGGACGTGTGGACGAAATCACGAAGAGCCATGAGTGATGAAGACCATGAGACATGGGTGCGGGGGGGGGTGAGTCCAACATTGAACGCCTTTGATAACGCTACGGAGACACGCGCGACAGTAATTATTACTTTCAGTCACACTCAAGGATTAGATATACAAGCATCAGAATCTGTCACACCAACACTACGCACTGGAGGGGGGGGGATGGCCGCAATGAATAGTCAAGGAGTTCGTAGGCTCACTCCATTAGAGTGCGAAAGGCTACAAGGCTTCCCAGACAATTGGACTGCTGGACAAGCCGACTCTAACCGTTACAAGCAGATGGGTAATGCGGTGACAGTGAACGTTGCTCACTACATCGGGATGATGATTATGGACGGAGAGAAACCATGAGCCACCGCGAACAACAGGAATACATCACCAGCATTAAAGAACGCTTCCCCCAATACTTCCAAGACGTGAAAGTCCTAGAAATCGGAAGCCTCAACATCAATGGCACACTCCGCGACTACTTCACCAACTGCGACTACACCGGAGTAGATCTAGAACCAGGCCCCGGTGTAGATGTCATATCTCCCGGCCAAGACCTTGACTACCCCGACCGCAGCTTTGACATCACCATCAGCGCTGAATGCTTTGAACACAACCCCTACTGGGTACAAACATTCATAAACATGCATCGAATGTCTAAAGGTTTAGTGGTCTTTACTTGTGCCGGCGAGGGTCGACCCGAGCATGGAACAAGCCGCCAAGACCCGTGGTGTTCCCCCTTCACTGTAGGGCGATGGGACTACTACAAAAACCTGACTGTTGAAGACTTCACTTCAGTTATGCCATTAAAAGAAATGTTCCGCGAACACGAATTCACTGTTAATGAGGTCGCGCACGATCTCTACTTCTGGGGACTAACACATGAATGATGTATGGGAATACCGAAAGAACCTTGCCCGAGTAGGAACCTACTGCTCACACGGAGTCTGGTGGTCAACAGACTGCGGTGGATGTGCGAAAGAAAAAGATCAGCGCCCAGCGCAATGGCCCCCCATGCCGAAATGAGAGTCTTCGTCCCCGGCACCCCTATACCCCAAGGATCAATGAAAGTGATCCAAGGAAGGATGTTGCACTCCAACAAAAAACTCATTCCTTGGCGCAACACCATCAGGGACTACTTCCCCGTCAAACCCGAAATAGGACCCATCTCGCTAAGGCTCACATTTGAGTTTGTTAAACCCCGGACAGGGAAACTACCCTCCCCCCGACCCGACCTGGATAAACTTGTACGGGCCGTCATGGATGCTCTGACAGGACACGTCTATGAAGATGATTCACAAGTGTCTCGCTTGGTGGCTGAGAAGGTCTACAGCGAGCGTGAAGGAGTCACGATTTCCATTCTTGACCGTCATACTGGTTGACGTGATGAAACTCAGGACACAAGTATGGGAACGCTGCGGCGGCTACTGCGAACGCTGCCAAATACCGTTACAACACGAGCAGTGGGCGTTGCATCACCGCAAGCTCAGATCCCAAGGTGGGAAAGACGAACTCACCAACCTTATAGCGTTACACCATTATTGCCATAACCTTGGGACAGACTCAGTACACCTGAATCCTAAAGAGGCGACACGCCGAGGATTAATCGTCCCATCATGGGGAGAACCCAGTAACATAACAGTTGAGTTTGACGATGGAACTCTCGTCTATCTAACAGACGACGGACGGTATAAGGAGACGGAATGGCCGGCGAACCAACCATCATCATCACCAACGGGCGACTAGGAAAAGACCCCGAATTCAAAGTTACCTCTAACGGCACCGGGATTTGCAACATGTCCGTAGCCGTCACCGCACGCAAGAAAGACGGCGACCAATGGGTCGATGCAGGAACAACCTGGTATCGAGTAACCCAGTTCGGTAAAGAAGCCGAAGCCACCACAGAAGCCCTCAGAAAGGGCGACAAAGTGGTTGTCGTTGGAAAGTTCTCCATCAGCGAGTACGAGAAGGACGGCGTGAAGATTCAGGTCCCTGAGATCAACGCTGAAGTCGTCGCGCCTGTCGTCAAGCCACTTGATATCAAGCGCACAAGCCGAGAGGAAACCCCGTTCTAATGGAACCTTGGGATAACGAAATTGATTGCTACGACGCTGCACAAATGCTTGGCGTAACAATCAACAACCTGCGCCAGCTTGTTCACAAGAAGCAACTAACAATCTTGCGCTACCAGAAGCGCCGGTCAATGTTTAGTCGTGCTGAAGTGGAAGGCTTGCGGCACCACAGGGAAGCGCGTCTAAAGAAGCCCCTCCCCACACACCATGACGAGTCCCCGTCTGTCTAGCAAAATTCAGACATTCCGGTCGCACGGCACAAGTAGAACAAATCCGTTTTGCTTGTGCCGTGTCGCCGTCTGTGGGAAAAAACACATTTACATCCACACCAGCACAAGACGCCCTCTCCCACCACATACAGTGAGTGTAGAATTACAAATCCCTTTCAGGTGCGATTCCTGATCGGCGTGTCCCTATCCCCTAGAGATCGGACAACAATGATTGAACCCATAGTTCTGGCAGCAGCATTAACCTTTTGCAAGAATCCACTAGCAAACCAACTACATGAAGCAGGGTTCACCGGGAGATCACTCCCCATCGCTTGGGCCATCGTCATGAGAGAGTCCGGCGGCAATCCCAAGTCAATCAGCCCCACACACGATTACGGCATGTTCCAGCTGAACAGGGCCGCATACAAAAACGCACCGTGGTGGAACGCGAAAAAACTTCTCACCCCTGGCTACAACGCCGCCGTTGCTTTCGACCTCACACAAGGTGGGAAAACGTTCTACCCGTGGGACATATCCGGCACCGGGAAATATCTGAATAGGTATACCAGCCGATCAACTTATAACAAGTTCAAGGAATGGCTTGTCAGGTTTCCTTGCTCAGGAACGACCAGTCACGCTCACTAATAACGTGCCGCGATAGTAGTGCGTGATTCCGGGCTGCCTCACGCTTCCGAGTCTTGTAGTCCAACAAGTCCTCAAGGTGTGAAACCCAATCTTCCGGTTCCCACGCGCATCTACCAATCCCATCGTCCATCAACTGTTGGTACTCAGGGAGACCTTGTGCCACAAACGGGATACCAGAAGCTGCATACTCCAAACCCTTAATACAACTCTTAGCGTGATTAAACGGAATGTCATTCAACGGCACAATCCCAATATCAAAACAAAACGCTTCCTGAAAATACTGGAAGATTGGCATCTGAGGAGAAGTAGTAACACGAGACGGATCAATCCCAGCCAACTCAGCAAACGACGTGGAATCATCCCGATGACCAGAATGGTGAAACATCAAGTCATGCTTATCAAGAAAATCAGGCAACCAAGACCTCAAAGTTTCTAAATCATTCGAGCGCCAAGGAACAGCCCCAACCCATCCAAGTACAGGTTTCTTTACATTCAAAACTTTTCTCTTCTGAAAAAACTTTAAATCAATAGCATTACGAATAAGCCTCACATCAGGATGAATCTCATCGTAATAATCTTTCAAAAACTGCGTAGAAACAGTCACCACATCAGCTGCCTGGATAACATCCCTAAGAAAATCCCGGTTCATAATCTTGTTGAACTCAGGATCAGTGAACTTGTGCGCCACATTCGCTTCAGTCAAACCATCATAAAAATCGTCAACATCAACCACAATCCGCTGACCCAAAGCTTGAGCGGCACGCACTTGAATCAAAGTATTACGGGCCATAAGTCCTTTAATGACCATCGTGTCAAACCCGAAAGCAGCCCTACCCTGACCCGTTCTAATACCGAAACCCGATTCAGATTCCCAAGCCGGCACACCCATTAAAGTTTGAGTGTCAAAAATAGTAGACATCGGAAGGAACAGCCGGTAAAAAGCACACCCACCAGGTATCGGCGGACTAACAGACGTGTTCAGGTCGTAGGTAGCGAACCCTACGCTCACTTCGGGCGAACACCGTTCTTGTCAATATGCAAACGGGCGATCACTTCGTCCACGTCTTTCTGTTGCGTGTTGCGCAACGCGCCGTTCTTGTGATCCCAAGCCTGACTGAGTTCCGAATGCATCTCATCGCACTTTCCCCACGCGTATCCGTTAGCGATGACGTGGTGACCGTCTGCCGTGACGTAACGAGCGAGGATACGCTTTAGCGTATCGGTCTCAGCCTTCGTCATATGTTGCTTGTCATCAGCCTTCAACACGTCATATCTAACATCGCACGCCGTACCTGAAGCATGGTTCGAAAAACCGTCAGCAGCGCGAGCCTGACGGTAATTCCACCCATCCACCGGACCCTTATCCAGTTTTAATCGGGCAGGCATCTCCTCGTTCCAATCGGAAAGAAATGCAGCGAATAGTGCAGCAGATCCTTTAGCCAACCGGATCGTCCTGTTCGTGCCCGGAATCGTGATAGTCCGCAACCGCACGGGGGCAAGAGCCGGAGTGATCGCAGGCCAACCATTAAGTGAAGTACCCATTCCCGTCCTCAATTAATAGATTTAGTGGCTTTCTTAGCAACAACCTTCTTAACTGGAGCAACAGCTTTCTTAGCTCGAGGAGCCTTCGCCTCAGCAGCAGCCTGCTTCACAATCACAGGAACATTCGGCTGCGCCACAACAGCATCCAAGGCAGGCCCAAACAACGGGAAGTTCTTAGAAGCGTAGTCATAACCCATTGACAAAATCGGGCCAGCAGCAACAAGAAGCCACGTCGTCCAATGATTAAAACTGATCTGCCCAGATTGCGTCCAATCAGCAACCGCAAGCATCACCAAAGTGAAAAAGAAACCCTTAACCACGCGACCCAGCGGGGTAGTAACAACCCACTTGTCAACCTTCGCCAGTTTCGCCTTCACGAGTTTCTCCTCACATGCTCATCAAACCTACCAAAAAGGTTTGACAGTTCTTTTTCGATTACATCTTGCCGATTAGATATTTTCGTAACGCTCACGTCGATTCTATCAATCGCATCACGCAGGCTACTACCAGAGTTAGGCTGAGTCTCAGATTGAAGAACATCTAATTTCTTTTCAATCTTCCGAGCCACCATGTAGCCACCGCCAATGATTGCGGCGCACGCGCTAACCAAATACAAAACGTTAGTGATATTGGTGACCCATTCCACGGACAAGCCTCTTTCGCTTTAACGGCCCGTCCAAACAAAAACATTCTACGATGTCGTAATAGTTTTCACTACGCCACCCTGGTATACCCGAAACGTATTCAGATCACTCCTGTACCAGATCATGCCGTTCTTCAAAATAGGCGGATCAGAAGTAACCACCGGGGCTTGGAAAATCTGCGATTGTTCCAGCTTACGAACACGAGATTCCAGCTCCATCCACATGACCCGCAGGATCGGCGGAAGATTAATAACACTCACGTTAACCCCTAGTTAGTCGTAACAACAAAAGAGAACGTGACACGCTCAGGACCATTATCCCCAACCTGAACTTCGTACTTCGCCAAACGGCGAATCACATCCAATGTTGTTGGAAATCTGTCATCAGTAATCCTGATACGGAAATCATCACCAGTTTTATAAGAACCAAGAATCGGCTCATTGTAAGAAGTAGTAACAACCTGCATCACCACAACAGGATTCTTCGTAGCGTTCAACTGTGCCAATGTCAGGTTATCGAGCAACGGCTGGTAGTCGTAATCCGTGTAGGAAACTGATCCTTCAAGTGTCGGCCAACCATTAGTTATCTGGGTAGCGTCCTGTTGAACAGAAATCAGTTTGCCAATGGTCTGACCCGCACCAATGCCATACAGGGTGTTTGCTACTTGGAAGCCTTCTTCAGGATAAGTGTAGGCAATGATGTTGCCAGGGAACTCAAGCACCGGATCATAAGTATCGTTAACCCCGTACACGATGCCACGACGCGGATACTCCAAATGCAAAGTCTTAATAATGTTGTACGACGAGTCGTATGCAACATCAATATTCCAGTCAAACCCCGTAGTTGAACGCGACAACTCATACACAGCCTCAGTCAAAGGCTTCAAATCGTAATAGTTGTAATACTTCGTAACACTCACTCCCGAAGTCTCAGTACCCACCTGAACACCAATATTGGTACTACTGCCAGCACTACCCTGAACAGTGTTAAACAAGTTCTGCACGACAAGAAGCTGATCCTGCGAAGCTTGGGCCGAGTTATAAGTGAAATTGATACGCCGGCGCTCAAAATAAGACTCAAACTCGCGGCCCGTGAACGTCATAGACTGAGACGCCGAATCATAGGAACGATTCCATAGCACCCCTCCCCACACAATCGTTCCATCACGATCCACATAAACGGCTGTTCTCGCCGGAGTCGTAGCCGTATCAATACTGTAAACAGCCTCACGCAAATCAGATAGCAGCAGTTTCCCCGAAAATGATCCAGAAGTATTCAACTCCTGACCGAAACTCACTTGGGAAAGAGGAAGTTCGGCTTTAATCTGATTCGTCAACAAATCAGCAAAAAGATAACGGTACTCCGTCATTCAACTTCTTCTTCATCATCAAGGATTGCCTCATTCAACCCCGACTCCACAACGGCAGTCGCAGCTTCCTTAAAAGCTGTAATCGCCCGACGAGTCATATCATCCAAAACATCAGGGTTACCGGCATGACCCTCAGCCATAATCTGCACATACAGCATCCCAAAACCGATACGGATCACTGCATCTTTAGTGGGGACGGCCATCAGATTCCTCCGCGATCACAGCATAAGCAACAAGGTCAACATAACTATCGTGAGAATAACCGCCCTGCGCCCTTGCCAGTTTCAGCAACACCATAAGTCTAGCGACATCACCAACCGTTAACTCGCGTTCAAGGTAGGCACTCCACAGCCGAGCAATCCGACCTAACCCTTCCTGAGGGGTCCCATACGTTAATCCCCGGTCGCCCTTAATAAGTTTCACGGCCTCAGATTCCAGGCTCATAAAATCTCCAGTCCCCGCCAACCATCATTAACAATCATCGTCACCATTCCTGGTGGGGCATTCAAACCACCCTTATGCCCCCACCACACTGAACCCGAATCCATCGCAGGAATCTGCACATGCGTCGTCGGCCCCAGCTGAGTGATCTTCAAATGATGGTAATGCCCTGAAATAACAACATCTGCTGTTCCAATTGCAAGGCGTTGCACCGCTTTAGCCCCCAGCCATGCTTCCATTTTGCCCCGCGTCTGATGCCCATGTAACACCCCAATACGGGTGTCTTTCACATCAAACGTAACATCGAGGCCGTCCGTGTCGGGGAACAACCAGTCCACGTTTGTATAACCACCCACATGAAGAGCATCAGCGACAGCACTCGCACCCTCAATCGCCCAAGAATCGTCATACCTCGTAGCCAACTGGTCACCCACACGCTTCGCTTCATCATGGTTACCGGGCACCACGGCCACAAGAACCTTAGACGCAATGCGCGCGAAGTCCTGTACCTGCTCAAGCATTAGCCGCCGGTAGATGCGAACCATTTCCGTGATCGTGCAATCCAAGCGCGCCAAAAGTTTGGAGCCTTGCGTTTCTGACCCTTCAATGCAATCTCCGGCCCACACAAGTACCACGTCATCCACAACACCACGACGACGCAGCTCGCTATAGCGTTTAAGGCTAGCGCGGTGCGCTTCCATGAACCTATCAACTGTTCCCGGTGTTCCCGCCCCATCGCTTTTCCCAATCTGTAAATCGCCGGCACATACTAAAAGCGCACCAGCCGTATCTGATACCGGTTTGATATCACGCGGCTTACGAAGATTCCCTAACAGATCATCAACAGGTATCTTGTTGTGGTCAGGGAAAATCTGGAACTTGTAACGCCAAATAGGTCTTGTGACAGCATCCTCACCCTCACCATCCCTATGCCATGCGGCAGGATCGTGACGGGCCTCAGTGAGCCGGAAACTGTAACCAGCAGGAATAACACCAAGAAACCCTTCAAGAGCCTCTAAATAGCCTTCAGGGGCGATCTCAGGGCACTCAGGCAACGTCACCGTCTGCGTGCCGTCAGGGTTATATTTCACCCCCGACTCCCACACCAACCTGGCCGAAGAAGCCTGCGGAACAGTCGAACCCGCGTCAGCCAGCTTCTGTATAAGACTCACGGAAACACTCCTTCCGCCTATGACGACGGATTGTGTTATCCGAAAACCTGCCCAAACCTTCCTCACCCAGCGCACGAGCGATTGCCGCACCACTCCACAGGTGTGACGCGAACATTGCCTCTAAGGCCTCGCGCTCGTCGTCAGGTAAGGATTCGGTGAGAAGGCAGACGGTGCATTGCTCTTTCACATTTTTGCGCGGTGGATGTGCCGATCTCGCCGCCAGAGACATAAGTTACTTCTTAGCCTTAGGAGCATCAGCAGGGGCTTCAACAACGGGGCTGACGAACTCGTCCAACTCCGCGTCATACCGGTCGCCCACACCCGCGTACTTCCCCCGGCGGCTGCCCATGTACGAGGTGTCCAGCCACTTACCCGGCAGACCGATTGAGTTGACGTAGGCCGTGACCTCAGCATCATTGTCATTCATAAAGGGAATGACGATGACCTGTTCCACGATGCCGTCCTCGTTGACCTTGGCTGCGTGCGCGTTGTGAAATGGCATAACTGTTTCCTTTCTTAGGTAGATTAGGTTGATTGTTTAGGAGGTAGCCCAGCGGATCAACAGAACCCCGCCGCCACCAGCACCAGCCGTACCCGTGCTCTTAGAACCGCCACCGCCACCACCATTAGAGCCAGCAGTAGCGTTCCCCGTAGCGCCTTGACCAGCGCCACCACCATTGGATGCCGACCCAGCAGTACCAGAACCAGCAGAACCACCGCCGCCACCAGCCACGCTCGTATTAGCAAACACGATTCCAGCGCCGCCCGTGCCACCATTTTGCGCTGAGGTTGTGTTGCCTCCAGCGCCTCCAGCACCGCCACCACCAGCGCCTCCATCTGAGCCGCCAGAGTTGTTGACCGAACCACCGTCATAGCCGGTATACGGGGAGTAGGTGGCTGTGCCGCCCGCTTGCGTTGCTGGACCAGTACCCGCGCCGCCACCAGAGGCACCCGAAGAACCGCTAGCGTTTGAGTTGGTGTACGAGCCGCCTCCGCCGCCACCACCAAAACACACAACACCCAAGAAAGTAGAGGGGCTGCCGTTGCTTCCGCGAGTTCCTGATCCCGCCGCGCCACCACCACCAATCACACAGGCATAACTTCCAGCGTTCAAGTAGTACGACTGGACCGTCCATACTTGTCCAGCGCCACCACCGCCACCGCCAGACGGTGCCGTTCCGCCGCCACCACCACCGCCTCCACCCGTAAGACAAATGTCGAAATACCCGGCACCCGTCACCGTGAACGTCCCCGAAGCAGTAAAACTGCTCACCGAATAATTCCGATTGAGCACTCCGTTCGTACCATTACCCGTATAGGTAGTGATCGTGCCGCCGGTTGCGCTGGAGCCAGCACCACTGATGCCAGTGATTGT